CTCGGCTCTCTCAAATACATTATCGGCCATTCGCCTAAATTCTGCAAGATATTTATGTGATGAATGTCTCATTTCAATAAAGGATCGCTTTCGGGCTGATCGGGTATCGAGACATCGTTTACATGATCGTCCGGACCATTCAACAGAGCCCGCGATATCTGGCCATTGACATAGGCTTGTATCATCCAGCCGCTGCAAAGCATCCATTTGGCTGGTATGTATTCCTTCCAATGATGCTCATTAATCTCGCGGGCTTGCTCTTCGAACTTGCCTGTACCTTCCCAGTCTTCAAGCTCTTTGACGAGCTGGTAGGCGTACTGGCGCGAGATGGCGTGTCTATCGGCTATTTGATCCATAGTCCAGCCTTCATAGTCGCCGCCTCGAGTCATCATGCGTATTTTTCTAGCTTTAACCCGACGTTCTTCTGCAGTGGTCATTTGCTTCATTAAAAAACTCCAAATTTAATGGGTTTTAGAGGGTAACAAATAGCCGACTGTTGTCAAGCAATTTGATGAAAAAGATAAAACCGACAAACCGACAAATGAAAGCTGAAAAAGTGTCAGCTAGAAAGGTTATTATATTCAACATGTTGCATGATCTTTTAGACAATCCGACAAAACGACCCCCCGTTTTAGGTCGCAAGGCTAAAGTAAATTTTACCAAATGGCTAGACTTACTCTTTTACTGTCTTCTTTGTCTTTTTGTCTTAAAGAGAATATAAGTTATTGAAAGATATAGAACTGAAATACGACAATCCGACAATACGACAATTGTTTAAGACGATAAGACATTTGGCGGTTAGCGCCGATACGCCTGGCGAGCGGTCAACAAGCCGACAATCGTCCGCTGCCTAGGCAACAATCAAATCGACCATTCGGCCGGCTATTGCAATCGGCTCGAGACGTAAGGCCGCCTCGCATAGGAAGTGAGGGAAGGGCCGGGAGCCCCTTTTGAGGGACCCGTTTAGCCAGCGGCGATCGGGGGCTTTGTTGCAAGCACAACGCGATTAGCCGGATTTCAAGAGCCTATAAAGCGACCTGGGGTGCTCTGAAGGGACCCAAAGCGACTTGCCATATGGAAAGGCCGGGGGGTATATTTGCGAAGGACCCAAAGGAGCACCCAAATGCAAAAGGCCCTGGCCTGGTTGCGTACTCTTGTCGGAAACGGCAAAGCGGCGACAATCGGCATATTCGTCTTTATCGCCATACTGGCTATTCTCTTCGCGCGCTGTTCGACCGCGGCGGAAATCGACATCCACGGGGGTTCGAGCTTCGGCGCTGAAGGGGCAGGCCCCGTCCTGGGGCTATCGGTCCTAGAACCACTTGCCACGAACCCCGGCGTCTCGGTCGGAGCCGGGACCGATCTTTGGGGTTCGACCAGCTTTCATGGTGAGTTCGTGCCGAATAACTGGGATTGGCACGCTATCATCGAAGGGTGCAAGTGGCGTATTTGTGCATCGATCGGGCCAGCTTATGTGCAGCGTATCGATGCCATCAACGGCGCGCATACGGATTATTACTTAGGGCTGAAGTTCAAGGCGACGAATCGTTTGTCTTTTGTGCTGGGGCACATATCGGACGCCGGGACGACAAACCCGAATATTGGCCGGCAGATGCTCTCTATCCAGTATCGGCTACAATGAAGACAGCCGACGCGCTCGCCCGCCAGCATACAGAGAGGGCGATTGAGACTATCGCGGAGGTCATGGCGGATCCTTTCGCTGAGAACAAGGATCGGGTAAAGGCGGCTGAAACACTCTTAGACCGCGGGCATGGTAAACCATCCCAAGCAATTATCGCGATGCCGGGCAATCGACAGATCGCTGCGCTACTAGCGCAAAAGTCAGATGATGAGTTGATGGCCTTGATTAACGGAGCGTCCTTACCGCGGCTCGCGCCGATAGACGCCGAGTTTACAGAATCGCCGGATCCGCTTCTTGAGTGATATTCCCGCCGATCAGGTCGCAGGCGAGCTGCTACGTCGCCAGCGCGCCCGAGCCTCGCTCGTAGAGTTTTCCCAATCGGTCGAAGTGCCGGGCGTTCCGCTACTCGACATTGAAGACGAAGAGGATGAAACCGGCAAATTAAAAGATCGATTCAAGACGCCGGATATTCAATATGCGCCGGTTGAGACGCGCATCGCAAAACATCACTTGCTGCTAATGCAAGCCATTCAGCGAACTATCGAGACGCCTCGAGGGCGATTAATGGTTTTCATGCCGCCCGGCAGCGCTAAGTCAACTTACGCGAGCGTTGTGGGGCCGGCCTGGGCTATGGGCAGGAAGCCCAATACACAAATAATTCTTGCATCCTATGGAACATCTATCGCCGCGAAACAGAGCCGCAAGGTGCGAGCGATCATGAAGGATCCGCGCTACACGGCGCTATGGGCACAGCGCCCGCAGCTACTCGATGATCAGCGCGCAGTCGATGATTGGCAGCTTACCAATGGATCCTCGATGATGGCTGCGGGTTTGCTCGCGGGGATAACCGGAAACCGGGCAGACGGCATAATTATCGATGATCCAGTAGCTAACCGTGAGCAGGCTGATTCCCCGACTATTAGGGAGAAGATTTATAACGAATACATTGACACAGCAATGACTCGCGCGAAGCCTAAGATGTGGGCGATTATCATACAGACGCGGTGGCACGAGGAGGACTTAGCCGGTGCAATATTACCAGTGGACTATGCCGGCGAATCCGGGCTCATTCAGTGTCGTGATGGACAGCGCTGGGAAGTTCTATGCATTCCAGCGGAAGCCGAACGGGACAATGATATCCTGGGACGTAGAGAAGGTGAATTTCTTTGGCCCGAATGGTTTTCTAAAGAGCATTGGTCCACTTGGCGCGATAACCCTCGTGCGGCTCGCACTTGGGCGGCACTTTATCAACAACGCCCCGCGCCTTTCACTGGCGTACATTTTAGCAGGGAACTTTTTCGGCGTTATAATCCAGATCTTCCACGGGTAGATGCGTGATCGAAGAATACGATCCGGAAAAGACCCCGCTACCCAAATCGTTACGCATCTATGGCGCAAGCGACTACGCAACCATGGAACCGCGGCACGGCAAGAAGGAGCCGGACTATACGGAGCATGGCGTATGGGGCGTCGATCGCACGGGTGAGTTTTGGGCGATTGATTGGTGGTCGCGGCAGTGTGAGACAGACATAGGCATAGCAGCTTTCATGAAATTTGTCGTGCAATACAAGCCGATAAAATGGTTCAACGAAGGCGGGTTAATCGACAAAGCTATCGGTCCTGCTATCCGTAGTGCTATGACGCACGCCGGCAAGTTTGTCGCCATTGAACAATTACCATCGCTCGATGATAAAGCCGTGAAACTACAAGCATTCCATGCGCGTGCGACAGCTCACACTATTCATTTCCCTATTCGTCGACCGTGGGCCGATCGGGTTATCGATCAGCTCGTAAAATTTCCCGCAGGCAGATGGGACGATGCGGCTGATGTATGCGGGCTTATTGGCCGCGGCGTCGATCAAATGTTCGATGCGAGAGCCCTAGTTGCAGAGCGCAAGCCCCTTCTGGTACCCTTCACCGAGAAATGGCTTGAGTTCAATGAGCGTAACGAGAAACCAGCAGTGAGGTATTACTAAATGGCTGACGCAACAGTTACCAGTGCCGCGAATGCGGTCAAGGCCGATGTCGTCGCGGTTGAATCCAAAGTTGTTACCTTCGTCAAGGCCCATGTGCCAACTGTCGTGGGCGCCACGGCGGGCTTCGTGGTCGGCAAGTTTGGCATCATCGGTGCCATCCTGCATAAGATACTTTAATGGCGCAAGTCAATAGCGAACCCGGCAAGAATCAGACGTTTGCGAACGCGACGTATACTTCAGCGACCGTGCCAGGCTATACGCTCTCGACGCAGGACAACAATACGCCAGGGCAACAAACGACTGTGTATCAGTACAATACGATTGTGCCATATGCCCAGGTAGAACCCGGTACGCCAGGGGATAAAGGGCAGCGGCCGGGGCGTAGCTAATGAGCGGCAGTGAATATCATGATTTCGTGCAGCTCGGCGCCGAAGGTCAAGTCGCTCCGACATTCATCAGTCAACCCGGCGCATTGACCACCGGCGGATTGCCGATCGCTACAGCTCAGGTTTCGACACAGACTAATCCAGGGTTTCCTAGTGAAGGCATTAGCTCTATTGTCCAGGCTGAGCAAGTACTTGCCGTCACCTCGTCCTATAGTGCTCCGGGTAGCCGCACGGCTGTATGAGTTCGCCCGGCGTGCCGAACAATTTGCCGATTGTTGCGGCAAGTTCGGCGACGCCAATTCTGGCGGGTAAGACGATTCTTTCGACCGAGACTAATGTGTGGGCTTCCGTGCATGTACAGCAGGGGGTTGCCGTCACGCCGTTTCAAAGCCATACTCCAATAGTGCTCCCCACACAAGTAGGATTATTTCCGCAATGGTCATGATACATAGTAGACCCGGTTACTCACCTCGAGTGACACACGAGGGGCGCAAAGCGCCGCCTCCGGCCAAGATCAATCCCGACATGCAACCGGCGATTGCTAATCGTTCATCGCCGGCTCAAGGCGCTGTTTCCTCGCCGCTTAAACAGAATGAAAGTCCGGGACTTCCTGTCGATAGAATGCGAAAGCAAGCGGAAGCCGCACTGAAAAAACTACAGGCTCAACAAGCTGCAAAGGTCGGACCTGAGATATTGGTCAACCCAGCACCTAGTAAAACACCCTTTACTACGAGTCCGCATAAGTAAATGGCTACTTCTGGCGCCGGCAACGGTCCTGCAACGCCCGGCGGCATGGCCGGAATTCTTACTGATCCGCGGCAAGCAGGGGAGGGTAAGGACGAGGGTGTTGATCAGGATGAGGCCGATGATCAAGAAACCAAAGAAGCCGAAATAGCGCAAGTCGATAAGCTCTGGAAGTGTTATGACGACGCACGAAAGTTTGATGAGAATTTTCGTAAACAAATTGCTATCGATCGCCGTTATGCAGCCGGTACGTCTGATCTTTCTTGGGCTGTTACTACTAATCTCATTGGCGCTTTCATCGATATTCTTGTAGCGCTGCTTTATGCGCGCAATCCGGATGTCTCGGTGCGCAAGGCGCCACAGGTAGATGAATCGAACACATATCAGATGCAGATTTTCGCCCGCACCATGGAGATAGTTATTTCATCTCTTTGGAAGAAAGGCAATCTGAAGAAACCCGCGAGAACCGGCGTCCGCTCGGTATTATCCAATGGTGAGGGATGGTTCAAAGCGACATTTGTTGCCGAGAAGCGCCCGCAACCGGAAGTCGAGACGGCGCTTAACGATGCGCAAGAAACCCATGCGCGTTTGAAGGCGCAGGTTGAGATGATTAAGGACGCGGACGATCCGTTGACTCGTGAAACGGAAATCGCCGAGAAAGAGGCACTGATCGATGAGCTTAAAGAAAAATTAGAACTTGCGATCAACAAAATGTTCGTTATAGATTATGTGGAGACCGAGAATATTCAAGTCTCTACCGATATCAATCGCATTGAGAATTACACCGATGCTGATTGGATCGGCAATGAGATTTATATCGATAAGGATGATGCGTTATCGCGCTTTGATAGACTGACGCCTGAAGATATTAAGACTGCGAAGACCTATTATCAACGCGCGCCGAAGGAAATGACAACGCGCGATATCGACAATGTATTGCCGCAGGGCATGCTTACTGCGGAAACTGCACAGGCTTTCACGACACAGACAAGCGAAAATCAATCGCCGTCCTTTGTGCGAGTAGTTGAGATTTGGGATAGACGCGATAAACAGATTCGTACAATGATTGACGGAGTAAAAAAGTGGGCGAAAGAACCATACCCCCCGCCATATCCGACGAGTCGCTTTTATCCGTACTTTTATTTTGCCTTCTACGAAGTGGATGGACAGCGGCATGCGCAGAGTCTTTCGTGGAGGCTTTACAAACTCCAGGACGAGTATGCTTCAGTGCGATCGAACTTGAGGCTAACCAGAGAACGGTCTATACCTGGAGTTTTATTCAATGCCACTATGTTGGACGAAGTAGAGGCGAAAAAGCTAACTGAATCCAAAGCTCAAGAATATACGGCACTGCGCCCGAGTGATCCGGCAACACCGATAGCTAATATGTTTGCGCCTAAACCTGTGCAATCGATCGATATGAGGCTTTATGATCCTACGCTCATCCTTAACGATATGGAGCGAATCTCGGGCGTGCAGGAAGCTTTATCCGC